CCACTTGTTATTCTATAATTTGCTGTTAAAATAGCTCCATTTTTTGGTTTTCTACCAAAAATATTATCTCCAAAAATAATTTCATATTTTTTATCAGATGTAGCTTGTAGAAAATAAACATTGCTAATTGGGGATAAATTATATAGGTTTTCAGCATATGAAAAAATAGTATTAACACTATTTTCGTTAATCGTAATTTCTAAACTATTTGTATCTATCTCATAATTAGACAAAATAAATTTTTGGTTTTCGGTAGTATAGTCAATTGTAAATGAATCCTGAGTATACGATCCTTCAAATATTTCTAAATTATTAACCGAATAAGTTTTATCTGATGATAGAAAATACATTTCTTTTTCAGTAATAAAATTAAAAAAACCATTCGAGTTCGTTCCACTAAAAACAGTTCCTTTTGGTATTACAAATGGGTTATTTACACCTACAGTGTCAATATTTAAATTTACTACTGCTTTAGAAGAACGATTAGATCTTGGTAAATAGTTAAGTTCTTTAGCATGTGAAATTACAGAATCAAGTTTTTGCGCGGTGTCTAAAAACATTTCGGATGCAATCATATTCAAATAAAACGAATTTAAATATGAGTTATAAGACATTACATCTAAAAGAACGTTAATATTCGCTCCCTCAAAATCATAGTCTTTGAAAACAGATTGAGAAGATAGATAATTTTTAAAATTTTGCTTTAAGGTGTCAAAATCTAAGGAACTAAGCTGAAGCGAACTATTAGCCATTTATCTCGCTCTTTTTAAGAGAAAACTGAAACTTACAGGTGTTGGATTATTTATTAAAGAATAAACAATATTTATCTCTATTTGGTGCTCATCTAACGTAGAAAGTGCTTCTATTTTCAAAGGATTTACTCTTGGTTCGTCATTTTTTATTGTATTTTGTATAAAAAATTCAAGAGTAGATAAAGTAGATTGGTCGTTTATCTCAAACATAGAAGACATAATAGAAGATCCGACACTAGGTTGAAACAATCTTTCTCCTAAATTGGTAAGAATGAGATTTTTAAGAGCCTGATTTATGCATTGCTCGTTCGTAACCCTCCCTAATTGATCTCCATATGGGGTTTTCGCAAAACTATTAAGAAAATCTGAAAAAAATTCTGTTTTTTTCTTAATACCGTTTACTGTTTCTGCTCTTGTTAATGCCATTTAATTATCTTTCTTATTTTGTAACGCCAGGCCAAGGAAGAGGCGGTAAAGTTGGTGTTTTTTCGATAGTTGTGCCAGTTTTAGATTTAAGAACAATACTATTACCGGCTATCGTAGCTTCTCCGCCATTTGTTCCCATTTGAGCACGACCAGAACCATAATTAATAATACTTAAATTATCACTACCTTTATTAACGAAAACATTAATAAAACCATCTGTACCAATTTCAATACCACCAGGTATCATCGTAATATATGTATTTCCGACGCTTAACGTTATTCTTTTACCGGCTTCAATTTCAATTACATCTGCAGTTTTTACTGTTATTTTACCGTTATCTGAAACAATACCAATACCTTTAGATTTTTGAACATGTAATCCAAAATTACCAAGAACATTTAACTGTTGGTTACCATAGGTAGTAGAAACACTATCGTCTTTTACGTTTATATCGTATCTACCTTTTATATTAAAAATAAGATCACCACCAGCATCTAAATATGATTTACCTCCTGGCGTCGTTATGTACGCACCTTCAGCAGAACCACCTATTTGTTTTGTAGAACCTTTATATTCTGTTCCCTTTACGCCACCACCAGAATCACCCATTACATTTGAATTTTTAGTACCTTGGGCGCTACTATCAACAGGACCGTCGTTATTTTTACTAGAACTACCAGCATTACTTCTTTCATGATGTTTATGAGAAGTATTCATTCCTTTAAATTTATCAGAAACTTCTTTAGTGCTAAAAGTACCATCATGGTTAACTGTAGACTGAAAAGCTTCTTTTGGCTTATTTGGATTAGCATGAGTTGTTAAAACTCGCCCAAGAACATCAGTTATCATATGCAAATAAACTGGATGATCTACTGATCTTGTTTGAGCAGCTGATTCTGGGACTTTTTTATTTGGCGGTTGACTCATAATTAAACACCCATATTTTTAAGAAGATTAGAAGTAGCAACAACTGCTATTTCTGTTGTACCAGCAATCGTAAGGGCTTTTGATATATTAGATGTTGCAGGTGATAAACCGATACTATTTACTGCTAACGATGGAATTGAAAGCCCAGCAGATTGTAACCCAACGTTAATATCATTAAGAGAACCTAGAGCAGATGTTATTCCACCAACCGCCCCAAGTGAAGAAGTTAATCCAGTAACAGCAGATATTCCTCCAAGAGATGGAACTAAAGAAGGCAAAGAAATTCCAAGACCCCCAAGTGCGCCCGCCAAAGAAGAGACGCCAGCCAAACTTCCTAAAGCTGGTATCGGTAATCCAGGAAGCGGTCCAAATGCAGTTTTAGCTTTATTTGACATCATTGTAACCATTGCCATATTTTTAGAATATCCTTCGAGAGTTTTTCCAAGCGAACCAACATCAAGGCCAGAATTTGGTAAAAAATTCATCTTAGATAAATTTATCGCGGTGCCTAAAAGACCTAGTATCTGAGGCAAATTAGACATTAAAGATGAACTACTACTTTTACCAACTGCCAAATCCATACCATTATTTTCATGAATAACTTTATGCTTTTCCAAAATTGTACTTAACATCAAAGGCGTTAAAACGAAAGGTGTAACATCGAATGACTGTAGAATAAAATAATAATCAGGGTATTTGAAATATATTTCTAAATCAGTTGCAATACCTTTTTCAGCATGAGCAAGACATTCATCATCGACTGATTCATAAGGATAATCAGTCGAGGTTCTTTTTACATAAACATTTTGTTGTTCATTAGTTACATAATGAATATAACCTTGGTATGGGTCTGTATCAGGCGAAAAATATTGTTTAATTGCAAGAGAAGGAACCAAATCAAAATTAGATAATAATGATGATGTAGATGGAATTTTTGTTCCGTAAACTAATGTAGGGTCTGGTTTAATAGGGATATTATTTTCACCATAGATCATCGCCTTTTCTATAAGCTTAGAAACAGCTCCTTTTACAGTATCTTGATATACTGGGTTAACTGATAAAAAACCTCCGTTATCGAAAACCTTATTTAATATTTTTACAACGATAGCATACGTGTATTTCTTACAAAGGATACAAAGAGCCTCTGATAGAGCATCAGTAACAACTTCAACTTGAGTCGAACTAAGAGGAGCTCCGGGGCTAGAAGAATTAGCAATATTCATTATTGATTTGATAGCAGCAAATTGTTTTATCATACTTGCAAATGCTTGAGCTTTACCTAACGGATCAACAGCAGCTATTTGTTTTGCTAAATCTAAACCAGGAGTAGCTGACGCAGTCGTTGGCATATCAGCTTTTGGTACATGTTTAGATACTAAAGTTTTAAGAGCTTCTTGACCATCTCCATTTTTTATTACTTTGCCTTCTGCATATTTTGCAGTTGATGGTTTATCTCTTGCTACAGGTTTACCACCAATATCTGGTAATATAGCATTTTTCTTATGATCGTCTTTATTACCAGGACGACCGGATGCGAGATCAATTCCGAAAGTATCTTTAGGAATTTTATCAAGCGAACCATCAATATCTGTTTTACTAATCGCCATTATTATCCCCCAGAATCTAAACCACCACGAGCAAACGATCCAAAAATAATCGGATATTGCTGTGATGTATCATTTTCTGCATAAGAAACTATAACTCTTGAACCAACTAATAGACCATGAGGCGTAGAGCCAACTTTTTCAGTTGCAGCTGAAGTTACTGGTTGTAACGGCAACGCCCATGGTAAATTATCGTCTTTCATATTTTGTTCATCGTTTTGATAACCATATTTTCTAATTTTTACTCTACCAGACCCCAAAGGATCTAGTATATCTCTAACTTCAGCAAAATAAAAACTAGCCATTTCCATCCCCGCCTTCTTTGAACCCGCCTTTAACAACCCCTAGTAGCATAGTATATCTAGGCGATTGTCCCGCAGGTTTTATTTTATGTCTAATTGAAACTACAAGAGCTTCTGCGTTAAATTGTGTTTCACCACCACCTCCAGAATCTGATTTTTTAGGTATTTCTAATTTTACTATACTTCCTAATTTTATTGCTGAATTACCTATAACTTCTAACGTTGCATGATTTTGGGTTAAATGAGAAAGAAAATCTGTTCTATTTTTTCTCGCATCAGCGACACCAGTAGCAGTCTTATCGTTTGCAGAATCTTTAACAGTATGAACAGGTACAGAACTAGCGTTAGAAGGTGGTGCCTTGTATGTAGCGGATCCTGCAACACTATAATTTTGAGGCTTCTGGGCTACCTGGTCGGATTTGCCAGTTGTTTGATTAAAAGAATATTGTTCTGCTTTACTGAATCCTCTAGTTGGCGTAAAAAACGAATCAGAAACATTAAAAGATAAAATTGCATCTTGTTTATCTTTTTCTCCACTTCCTTTATCTAAAGTTGTAACTTGTTTTAGTGTAGTAACAGATGACTGTTTAAAAAGATGTTCAAAGGTAGCGAATATATACTTTTGTTTGCCGCTTTCTGATCTTTGGAAACAAACAAATGCAGAAGATTTATTTTGCTGAGAAACATGCTCATTATTTAACTTTTGAAGACATTTCAAAGGATGTTCATTTTTAAATTCTAAGCGTCTTTTACCTTTTGTTTG